CAGGTATGCGAATGAAGTGGTCAACCTGTCTCTGTCTACCATTTACATTGATGCGATCACTCCTACCGAGCATATTACACCTCATGTCATCGAACACTGTGTTCCAGAACTTCTCAAGTAATCCACCCATCTGGATAGATATGCTCTGTGTTGATGGACGTGCTGATAGACCACATGCTTCAAGTATGAAACTGTCTGTTGTTTTTGGTGTGATACCTTCAATGAGTGGTAGTAGAGTATTCTCTAGGTATTCAGTGGATGATAACATTGTCAAAATTGTAAGTAGGAATAGAGCGTATGCGTATTACATTATATCCTTTCTCTCTTATGACTTCAACTACATCGAAGTCTTCTTCCTTGTCATAGTCCACAAGACATATGCTCTCGTCAGGATTGAACTGTTCAAGATGATGAATGAGTTGTCTGACAAGCATTGTATCATGAAATTAGGTGCGAGAAACCAAATACACGTATGTATTTGAGTTTCTCCATTGTTATTATAGTATTATTCTATGTACTTGTCAACTCTAATATGTTTGGTTGTGCAACATAATGAAGTGTCATATCTGTCTCATAGTTTGTGACATACATGTGTGATACTGAAGCATTGGCATGGTTCTTATTCTTACCGAACCGTTGTCCATATCCAAATGGTTTGATTATTATATTAAAATCTTTTAGTTTCTCTTTGTAGTAGTCACACTCAGTATGAATAAACAGCCATTTGCTCTGCGTATGGATCATCCGATCCACTAACTCATCATGCAGATCACCACCATCACCTTGTGTGTATCCTAACCTATCACGATATGGTGGATCAATAAAGATCCAATCATCATATGATGCACGATCAAATCCCTCATTAAATCCACGACATATCTGACATTGCTCTAGGTATCTCATATGACTTACATCTAGATTACAGGCAAACTTCTTGTAGTGTCCAAATGGAACATTGAAGTCACCTTGTTTGTTATATCTCTCCATACCAGAGAAACATAACTGTCTTACTGTGATGTATGAGATAGCATATGTGTATGCATCAACACCCCACTGATCATTGATATTATCTCTTGCTTTATAATACTCAACCTCTAACTCATCATGATCTAGTGTCTTCAACCAATTTACATGTGAGAATATCTTATGAAACATTTCTGGTTGTTGTACCATGAAGTATAAGTTATTAACTGCTTCATTGATATCACATAGTATTGCAGGTTTCTCATATGCAAATGATACTGCAGCACCACCTGCGAATGGTTCAACAATACGATCAAACTTAGTAGGTGCTAGTTTCTTGATGATCGGTAGTTCTCTTGTCTTACCACCTTGATACTTAATGATTGGTTTCACTTACGTTTCTTTCTTAGTTTGTCCACTAGGTTACGAGCAGATTGTTCGTTCCTACAGAACTTTATTATAGCACCATTATGTACTATAGCCAACTTCTTACCACCTGCAGGTATGGCATAGTAACCATCTTTGGTTGCAAAACCATACTTAGTACCCTCATAAAATTTGTAGATGTCATTCAACTCACGTTGTTCGGGTGTCATTTTTGCCATATTAATCAGTTAAACCAGGTTTAAATTCATGTTGCTCCCACCATGGGTGCTCATATTTGTTATCTACCCTATGAATTGATAGATGTGCTCCCTTAAATGAGTTCATGCGTTTGATACCACCAAACGACATTTCTAAATCTTTATCTGTCCAACCTAGTGCTTTGACCAATTCTTGTCTGATATAAATGTGAAGTTCTCCCTCCACATATTTGAAGTCAAAGTATTCTTGAATGTCTGGATCCATAGTTTTCTTAAGCACCACGATATTTAGATGAATGGATTGTTGATAATTGGTTCTGGTGGTCTCTTAGCAAGATTGCCTGATACAACAACACGATTATGATCAAAACATGTGTGTGGGCACACATAATGTTTTGCGTTTGCATCAAACACATGTAGATTACCTACTTGAGGATATATTCTCTCATGTTGTAGCCATGGTTTCTCTAAGTCTGGGAAACTGATCGGATTGCAAGAAGTACAGGCATCCAGATACCAAACAAAAGACCAATCAAAATCAGAATGGTCATGAGTTTCTGCATAATCGCCACGTCCATAGGACGCAATCCAAAGATCTTGAATTTTGTGGTTCGGGTAGAGGACATGAATTTGATTACATAGGTCAGGAAAATACTGAGATACATTCCAATCAGTTAGATCTGCTTGTACAGGTCTATCATCACGACGATACCAATCGAGATCATCGAGTATCTCATCTATATTTACTGGTGGTTTGACATAAAATGTCTCAATCTTTAAGATTTGCTTCATATTCTCTGTAGGCAGTATAGAGTTGTTTCTCCATACTGTATGCTTCTATCTCCCATGGTTCATCCATGTATTTTGTTTCTGGTGAGACTACATCACCATGCCATTTGTTTACAGTACGAGATGTACGTATACAATATCGGATTTGATGTGTACCACGAAGACGTTGTTCTACATGTGTCAACTCATGGAATAGAGTTGTTAGGTACTGTTCTTCATTATCTAGACGGTTTTCCATCTCGATTTCAAAGTAACGAGGACGCTTGCCACCATCAATAGTGATACATGCACCATCATCCTCAGGCCACAACCGCTTATCTACTACATGGATAAACGTGTTGAAGCGATTGAGTTTACGATGTTGAATGAACCACTCGATTGCATCGCGAGCGATCCGCTTGCGATTCCGATACCCACCAAACGTAACATAACAAGACATACTTGAGTTCCCCAATGCATAAAGTTAATAAATGAGAAGATGAATAGGAGTTTCTCTGCTCCTGTCATAGTTTTAGCGTCCATGCTTATTCAATAGTTGTTGCTGTAGTACTTCCAACTTAGCATAGGTAGCACCTCTGCCTGTGGATTTAGTATCATTCTGCATCAGACTCATAAAATAGTTGATTTCACTAGGTGAAAAAGGTGATGTGTACTTATTAGACATAGTGATAAAGTCTGGTGTTATGATTACTTCCATAGTATAGCAGGTAATGGGGTCGGTATGCTATCTATTCTGTCAGTTTGTAAACTGGCATAGTCCTCGTGCAATTCGCAACCAATATAGTTACGATTATGTTTACGAGCAACCATTGCTGTAGTTCCTGATCCCATAAATGGATCGAGAACTATATCATTCTCCTCACTACCTGCTAATATGCATGGTTCAATGAGGTCAGGTGGAAACACTGCAAAGTGTGCTCCCTTATATGGTTTATTGGTTACTGTCCAAACAGATCGCTTATTCTTCCTGTCATAAGACTTGGATAAACCACTATGAGGAGCCAAGCCAGTGCCAGGATTATGGTACTTACCGTTCTTGCGGTCTCTTGTCCCCCAGTCTTGCTTGACTGGCTCTTTAATTGCTTCATTGTCATAATAATAGTTTTTGCTCTTGCTCAATAAAAATATGTACTCATGTGATTTCGTACATCTATCCTTGACACTCTCAGGCATAGGATTAGGTTTATTCCATATTATATCTTGTCTCAACCACCACCCATCTGCACGTAATGCAAATGCTAACATCCATGGTATGCCTATCAGGTCTTTACTCTTAAGGTTAGTAAGTTTATTACCACGAACAGGTGAGAAGTCAGGTAAATCTTGTTTAGTTCTAGAAACTGTCTGTTTAGGATAGTTTCCATCAGATCTATAGTTATAATATGTGTCTCCTATGTTAAGCCATAGTGTACCATCATCCGTCAACACATCACGTACACTTCTAAAAACATCCACCAACTGTTCAATATATTCTTCTGGTGTTGCTTCCATGCCTATTTGTTTCTCCTCGCCACCATAGTTACGCAAACCATAGTAAGGAGGAGAGGTCACACACATTCGTGCCTTAGTGTCAATAGTTTTTAATGTCTCTCGACAATCTCCAAATAATACTCTATTCATAACCAATGCGGTTTTCTGGATGGGTCACGTAAATAATTAGATGCAACCCAAGGTTTACTCCTAATGTAATTCTTGTAAGCAGTAAAAGTGTCAATGCTTGTGTCATATTTAAACTCATCTGGCATAGCTCTTGTAAATGATGTGGGTGGTGGGCAAGATGGAAACATAATATCAGCACACTCAATAGTATGCTGACAACTATGGACTTTGTTATACCTGTGAGTATACTCTGCACATAGTGCAAGGCCATGTTCTATTAACCAATAGAAGTTAGTCTGTGCCCAGATAGTACAAGGGTGATTACGAAATGCACCTTTGTCTGTTTTGTATGGTTCGCCATTAAGTTTAGGCAATGTACCAAAACCATGACCCCACTTCTCTGATGCAACAATAGATAACATTTGACATGTTTCTAGTGGCATCTTGACAATGTGTTTGTCAGGCAAACATTGTGCTGATACAATAGGATCTGGATCGGTAACAAAAATATTCATTCAGCTGCTCGCCACTCTTTTCTCATTGTAACATATGTTTTATTCTTTGCAACAATGTCTCGAACCTTCTTAAATATCTTAGCAGACTTAGCAAAATGACAAGTAGCATGATCTGGTTCTTGGGGTATTACGTTGCCTTCTTTATCATACTTTTTACCATCTCTGTGATTGGCATATCTCCTTGATCTAGTAAATCCCATTTCAAGAAACTTACGACACATATCCATACCAATGAAATCTTTAGCATCACGATAGTCGAGATACATAGCAAAGATTTTGTTAGATGATTTCACTGCAGTCTCTGGTGTCTTAAATCTCCAATGAGCACAGATATCGTTAGTATAAGGGCGAACCAGTAGAACTCCTTGCTCTCCCCTTCCAATACGATAAAGTTTACGAGTTTCCTCGTCTGTAAAATCAAGAGATTTATAATCGAGGTCATAATCAAATTCTTTCATAATGAGGTCGTGTGTAGTGATCATTCCAATGTCTGATATTACCACCTACGATGAAACAGTTGGTGATAATGAGTTGTAGGAAGATAAAGGTTCGGATCATGGCTATGATATCTGCTTCTTTATCATTTTTGCCTGACTTGTCTCCAAGTGCCTTTGCCCAAATCCTCCATAGTTTCTTCATTTCTTTTTCTTTTTACTTGATTTGAATACACCAAGAGATCTGAGAATAAACAGTGTTAGAACTGTCCAGAAAATTACATACCAACCATTCATGAGTTATGCGAAGTTTAAAGCTATTGTAACACGTTCTCCATCAAATGTCGAGGGAGGAACAGAGTGTTGCAAGTTAGATCTGAATATGACAACAGTTCTTTCTTGCGGAGGTGCTATTAAAACCTCCTGATTTAAGGGTGTAGGTACCTCCTTATTCTTAGGAGGAAGCATACTACCCATGTCAGGACGTTTAAAGTATGTACCAGGTGCACCATCTGGAACCTTGACATAATATATTGCGGAGAATATATTGTATGGGTGCATGTGGAACTCTTGGTATCTTCCACTTGAGTAGATATTATACCATGATTCTGTGCATGAGTAAAGCTCTTTGCTTCCATAGTGTTTTGCAAAGTCATTAACACACGCAGTTATGCGGTCAATTAAAGGATGGAACTCCAAATACTCCGTAAGGTCTGCTATATGGAAGCAATTATCAGGTGATGCTGTACCACTCATCCAATCTTTTGTGTTACCTTCCTTGAAAACATTACGCATTTTGTATATCTTGTTGCATACAATGTCATTCTCTTCCGCAGACAATACATTCTCTCTTGCGTACATTCCTACTGGGAATATATGTGTTACGTAATTATCAACTGGAGATATCTTGATCGTCATCTTTCAATTCAAAAACTAATAATTCTTCACCTGATTGCACATCTTCCATTTCTGGATGCACTATCTTCCGTGGCTTATCCAACTCTTTAAATACAAAACTCATAGACCTCCACATAAATGCGAATGCAGCACCTGCTGTGAGGGCAAATCCAATACCAAATATGAATATGGTTATGTCATTCATAGGTCTTTTAGTTTAGGTTCTACCCAATGATCGGAATTGTCAATACCTGCTGCTTTGACATACCGCATGATATGATCATCTATTTGATGATAGATCGGATGCAAGTCCAAATCCATGTTAATATCATGTGCAATCTGTGCCACCTGTGCTTCTGTCAAGCAATGGTCTGGATGCAACAAATCACAGGTTGGTATCCT